CATCACCTAAAGCAAGTTTAGACTTATCAAAAATATTTGATATGCTTGTTACAACCGCTGTTGATAAATCGGTTGGTGAGTATTGTTTATTATATTGAATATCTAAAACAAAACCAATATTTACTACTTGGGCTGGTTGAACAACCACATAGTCATTTATCATTCTATATTGTGATAAGTAAGTTGAAATATTATTCGCAATATTAGAGTTAATATCACTTGTTAAATTACCATTTACGTCAGTAGTAAGGATATTTACATTTATCTTATTACCTGCTTTAGTAACACTTACTTTAGAAGGTGCTCCAAACTTACCTGGCATTTTAAATATTTGTGACTCATAATCCTCAAGTGTAACACATCTTTCTTGTGACGCAAAATTAAACCCAATATAATTTCTTGCTTCTTCTATTGTAGGTTGATTTGCTCCACCTAATGAAGAAGTAACATTTGTCGCTCTCAATGAATTGATAACTGCTGTATTAATTGTTGAATTTGGGCCTGTAACAACAAGATTAGAAGATGTAATTCTTGTAAGGGTGTTAGGGTTAAGGATTGATTGTTGTCCTCCACCAACTCTATATTTAACAAATATTGTTGTATTTGCTTTTGGTGCTAAACCTAAAACAGGGTTATTAGTAATTTCGTTATAATCAATATTGAACTCGTTTAGTGTGAATTGTGTGATTGCGTCATTATCTGTTTCAGAACCACCAAAAGTGACAACCATAAAGTTTTCTGGTGTATATTCCGTAATAAACTTTTTATTTGTTTTAGTCCATTTACCTTGTCTGATTCCATCTACAACAGGTAGGTTAGGATCTTCAATATAAACGCTTTGTTGAGCTAAAGCATCTACTTCAAACCATCTTTGATTATTGTCAAAAAATACTGAATCTTCAGGGATTGTGGTAATTGCTGTTCCATCTTGAACTACTATTGAACTAATAGAAAGAACATTTCTTTCAGGTAGAATAATTTGATAGAATGGTTTAACATTATTTGTATTTACGATTTGTCTAAGTGTTCTGGTTTCACCATTTACAACAACTTCTGTTTTAATTATTTGATATGAAACAACTTTATTGTTTGCATCAAATATTGGTAATTTTAATCTATTTTGATAACCATTTGAGTTAATCGTTGAAGAAAAATCAATATCAGTTAAGGTTTCAAATACTTGACCACCACCACTAATTTTAGTACCTGCTTTAAGGATACCTAAATAATTTACATCTTCTTTATCCCCATCAACAGGAACATTTATACTGAATTGACATACAGCGACTGAAGGTCTATTTCCTGGTATTTTTAAACCATAGGTTCTAGCGATATTATAGATTGAATTAGTTTGTTGTGCGAATTGTAAATAGGTTTCTTGGATACTTCTATCAATGTGGAAGTTTAAGTTATCTGCAACCGCTGCGTTGATATCTACCAATACGGAGAATAAACCAGCGTCACCAAAGTTGGTAATTAAATCTGGATAGTATGTTTGAACATAACCAATAAGTTCATTTCTTAAACCTGTAAATTCACGTTCTGCGTATGATATTTTTCTTTCTGCCATTATAGTGTAATATTAATTGTATCTTGTTTTCCAAATATTGAGCCATTATTAATGTATTTAATTTCAAGATTGGCTTTTCTTTCGTTATTTGAATCTATGTTTATTATTATATCGGTTATTTGTAATTGTGGGAAGTATTTTGTAACCGCAGTTTTTACTTCTTCTTTCATTGCATCATAAGTGGTATTATCATTTGGGTTAAAAATAAAGTTCCTAAGATTTGTCCCAAAATCAGGTAAATAATATCTTTCACCTTTATTAGTTAATAATAAATGTGTCAATGATGAACGTATTTCATCATTAGTTGTTGTTGTTTGTTTAACAAATTCAGTATCACTCTCTGTGAATGGAAAAAATATACCAATACTAGCCATATTTTAATAAATAGTTTTCTTTAGATTTTTTGAATTTCTTTTATTTATATATAAATGAATAAATATAGAATTAAAACTAAAATACTTCCTGAGCAAAATCAATACTTAAAAGTAAATATCCAACAAGATTTTGATGTGCTTGATATTTTAACTTTAAGCATTTATGGAACGGATGCGTATCCTAACCCTTGTGGGGATTGGGGTATTATTATGGGTAGAATTGTTGATAGTAATAATTTCCCAATGGAAAATGTTAAAGTTGGTTATGTATTACCATTAGATGATACTGATAAAAATGATATTACTATTAGTTCCATATATAATGACATTATGGGTAATAAATACCCTTTTTTACCAAAATATAAGGTTAATAAAAATCATTATCCGGTTGGTGGATTTCCAAGTGAAGATGAGGTAATGGCTAATTCAGCGTTGGAGTATGTATATAAAAAATATTTTAAATTCGTAACCTCAACCAATCAAAATGGTGATTACACTATTTTAGGTATTCCATTAGGTAAGGGTAGTTTAGTGATGAATTTTGATAGTACTGATGCGGGTTCATTGAGTACAACACCAGTTCAACAATTAGCGACAGGAAATAAAGATAAGAAAAACTTTAAAAAGGATCAAAGATTAAATGGTTCTCCGACAATCAGTTTCTTTGGGTAATATAACACAAATAGGTGAAGGTGGGACTGTGGTAACGGTTATAACCGGAGCAACCGCAACTGCTGTGGGTGGAGGAACAAACTTAGAAAATAAAGCCGGTGATACTATATCGGTAATACAAAAACAAATACCTAATGATGGTAGTGGTGTTGATAATACGGCAGGTGTTTTAATATCAAGATCAACAGATGTCCAAATTAAATCATTTTTTGGTGATTTTGATATATGTGAAATAGGTATAAATAGGTATGATTATAAATTAGATTATAGATACCAACCTTGTAATTACATTATTGGTTCATTTTACGCTGATTACTCAGTTTTTAATTCCGCAACACCAACATATAAGATAAATAGTATGGGTTTAGCGACATCTAAACAAAATATGGGTGGTAAAGTAGCATTTTTATTGGATGGAACAGATGAAACTGATCCTGATGTTTCGGCTGATGTTGCACCTGATGGAACATTTTATGCTGCGATACCTTGTAAGTGGGATAGATATAATATTGATGAAGAAGGTAATTGGTATAAAACAAATGATGATTTTACTAAGAACCCAACAGGTATTTTTACAAGAACACCTTATTGTTTAATGATATATATTAATAATAATGTTAATGTTAATATGAATGATGGTAAAACTTATTCAAGGGCATCAAGTATAGGTTTTAACTTAAATAATAACGCTGATTTTGTGGAACAAATAGGTTATGACGGTTCAACCGGTATAACGACAGTTAATAGATTTAATATTAAATATAACGCTCAATACTATCCAGCATCACCATTCCCAAATGGGTATTATAATCCAATTAATACTAATTATTATCCTTACCCAAAAGAAGATGTTGGGACAAAGTATAGGAATGGTGCTGAATTAAATTGGGATTATACAAATAGAAGAAGTAATATCTATACAATAGCAAGTCAATGGACGAAGTATGGTTATTATTCGGCATTAAATGTTGAAAATAATGGTTTAAGTGGTGGGACGCTAACATATAGTGATATATTAACAAAGGGTAGATATGCTCCAATGCCAAATTGTTATTCAACAAAACTATTATCAGGTAAACAACTTATCACTACTTTAACGACTAAAGGATTAGCTTTACCTGGCGAGCAATTACCTTTAGATGATACAATATTACCATATAATAATACTTGGTATCCGTATAATACAGATACAGGATTATATCCTGATGGAACAATAGGTAATACTAGTAATCCGACATCAACCCCAAGTAAAAATAACCCTGATTTTAATTTTACAAATTTTAATCCGGATGTTGGTATTTGGTCAAATGATGGTGGTAACACAAATAGTGTGTTTGAAGTTAAAAGTACTGGTTATTATAACATAAAAGGTAGTTTTAGAATGATTGGTGATGTGCAGGTTAAAAAAAGGAATTCCTATTATGATGATCGTTGGTATTCTTATGCGATTAAGAAATATTCTAATGGTAATAATATAAATTTATTAGTGGGTAGGCGAAAGAATACTGGTTGGTCGGAAATACAAAACGGATTATTTCAACCCTTTTGGTTTAGTGAAAATTATTACTTACTAGAAGGTGATTTA